CTTCATCTACAGTCCAAGCATTGCGAAAAGATCTGTCAGATGAAATATCTGATACTGGTACAATCTTATATTTTTTACCAGTAGGAACATCTTTTTTTGCAATTTCTTCAAGAGTTCTTAACTCTCTAGCTGCTGGGACTAGAATATTTGCTCTTCCTGTATCATCTTTGTATATGATTCTGTAGTTAGTATCTGCCATTAGTTATTTCCACAAGTAATAAAGTAAATATGAGAAAAATCATATTGTGAACCACCATTACCCCAATGTGAGCCAAAACTGCCAGTGTTTATGCTAAATAGTTGGCAACCATCACTAAGGCTACCAGTACCACCGTCACCGCCCCATGTAACTGCATAATCAGCAGCCGAAGCATTTGTTGAAAAATTTACAGTGTATTGTCCTGTCCCATTATCAGTAACAGAACTTACATTATGAGAATCTCGTATTGCAACTGTGCCTGTGCCGTTGAAATTAACCCAACAATGACAGCCATTATCTCCTATAAATGCAATTACGATACCTCCATTAAATTAAATTTATACTTCTTACCAGAACGATTATTTTTTAAGAACAAGTCTGATTCTCCTTCTTGTATTGTCCAGTCACCCCATGTACCATCGACATCATTAGCACTACCTTCGTTAGATAAGTTAAGGTCATTGGTGTAAATATTTGCCCATCGTTTTGAAGTAGAACCTAAGTCATGTGCATTGTTACTTGCTGGTAAAGCATTACCTGTAATTGTTACACCAGTACTTGTAGTTGCAAACTTTACTTCTGCTGTAGCTACAGCCGAGTTCATTTGATGATATATCTCTGTACCAAAGTTTTTAGTACAGGTAATCATAGGTTTACCACTACTGGTATCTTCTAGTTTTATAGCTTCAGAACCTCGAAGTTTTAAATCGCCTGTTCCATTATCAATAATATAAGAATGGCTAGAATCGTGATAAATCTCTAAATCATTACCCGTTCCGAATCTAGCTTTAACGTTATCATTAAAGTCAACCCCTGTTGAACCACCTACAGAACTAATACCTGTAAGGTTTGAACCATCACCATAATATGCAGTTGCAGTAACATTACCGTTTGTAGCAAGTTTAATAGCTACGTTATTTGGGCCACTACCTTGGTTAGAGGAGTTCATATTGTTTCCAATATATAAAGCATCTCCTCTAAATATGTGCATTATGCCATTGTTGTTTTGAAAGGCTGCCATATAGTTGGTATTTGTACCACTGTTATATTGAAGATTAATTTGCCCATCTATATCAGCTCTATCACATTCAACTCTTCCATCTACATTTATGCCGTTTGCCGTAGTCTGGATTTTGGATGAATTATCATGATATAAACTTACAGAACCGCCAGAGTTGGCGACTATCATATTATTATTATTATCATACCTACGGACTATAAATTGACTTGTTCTAATTCTTAAAGAACCTGTACCAGCTTCATCAATATAAGAGTCCGCACCATCATGATAAAGGCGTAGGTCATCACCAGTTCCAAGTTTTAGGTTTGCACCATCGTTTCCTACAATATTTCCAGTATCAACTGATAAAGTACCTGTTACTAAAAGTCCAGCACTATAAGTTTCTGCTTTTTTATTGCCATCGTGATATAGCTCTACTGCTCCGTTAGATATAAATTTTGCAGATGTTTCAGTTGTATTAGTAAGTATTTCAACATTTCCACCTGTTGTTTGAATGTTTAGATTACCTGTACCTTCTTCTCTAATAACAGAGTTGCTTTGGTTGTGATATATATGAAGGTCTTCCCCTGTTCCTACTTTAAGTCTTACATCATCTGGTAGAGTTATATGACTTGTAGCAGCTATACCACCTGTAACTGAAACTCCTGTACTTGTAGTCTGGAGTTTTACACTTCCATTGTGATAAAGGTTTGTTCCAGCACCACCAACGGCTTTAATTGATAAATCTCCACTATTAGTTTTTATTTCAACGTCATCATTAGCTATTATATTTATATCATCACTACCAGCTCCTGTAGTTTTTATATATAAATCACCAGTACTGTTATTTATATACGAATCCGTACCATCGTGAAAAATTTGTAAATCATCACTATTTCCAAGTATTAAATCTGCATTATCAGCACCTTTAATTGAACCAATAAATAAATTACCAGTTGAAGTTGTCTGGAACTTTTTAGCATTATTGTAATATAGCTGTACCTCTCCATCACCTACAGCAAGAATAGCGGTTTCACCACCTGTAGAAACTTGAAAATCATCTGCTGCCTCGATAAAAATATCGTCACCAGAACCAGTTGTTTGGATATAAAGATCACCTGTATTGTTGTCAATAAAACTGTTCGTACCATTGTGATAAACTTCTAAATCTTGACTAGCACCTAGCTGTAGTTTTAGGTTATCTTGTACTAATTGTACATCACCACTGCTTTTAAGTTTAAATCTTTCAATAGAAGTAGTACCTCCAGTCCTAGTTCTAAATGCAAGATCACCAACAAAAGCACCAGTTTTCACACAGTTAATTGACCATTGTCCAAATTCTGTATTTCCAGTTGAAAATAATAAACCGACTTCGGAGTTTCCTGAGCCTGTATTTTGTAAATGTGCAGCATAAAGGTTAGCGTTAGTTCCAGAACCCATAGCTAATGATGTACTAAAGGTACCACTATTAGCACTTGTATATTCTGATTCAAAAGGAAAATCTGGACTTGTTGTACCAACACCTAATGAGCCTGTAACTGCTGCTCCAGTAGAAGTTGTCTCAAACTTTTTACTGTTGTCGTAATACAGTTCTGTTGCCCCATTAAGACCTTGAATATATTTACTTCCGTTTGTATATTTACTTATATCAAAATTATTAGATCTTATACTTAAATGACCACTTAAACCTTTATTATCAACTCTTGCATTTGTACCATTAAAATAAATATCAAAATCTGACCCTGTACCAAAAGTAGATTTTACGTTGTCGTTATGTATGTTACTACCAGTAAATGTGTTACCAGTTTTAAGAGCAAAGTTACCTGTAGCTGTTACACCATCTACCCAAGCACTACCAGTATAAACCTTAAGTGAGCTGGATGTAGTATTAAAGAACAAGTCTCCTGTATCTAAGCTAGTTGTAGGGTTAGTTGAACCTATACGATATGTATTAGCAAAACTGTTAACACTAGATATATTATTTGCAACAGTATTGACGTTGCCTATAGAACCACCAACATTATTTACGTTTCCAATACTGCCAGCTACGAGACCTATATCAGTACCGTCTGCTGCTACTATGCCTATATCTGAAGCGTCAGCAGCTACAGCAGTAACATCAGATGCAATACCAGCTACAGTTGTTACATTACCACTAATACCAGCTACAGTATCCATATTATTAACAACACTGGTTACTGCAAGTGTATTCATGTCTGCTACAACGTCAGCAGTACCTAATGTATTCATGTCGGATACTACATCAGCTGTGCCTAGTATAGCCATGTCTGCTACAACATCGGCTGTACCAAGTATTGACATATCTTCAACAGCTGCTGCTGTACCAAGTCTGCCTATCTCTGTTGCTTTACCAGCTACAGCTGTAACCTCTGTTGCCTTGGGTGTAAGTCTATGAAATGCGTATGTATGATCTGTAGTTGTGGTTTCTACTAAAAATCCAAAACCTTGAGATATGGTTGAAGGTACACCAGTAATAATAACTGCTAATCCACTACCTCTACCATTTGCAATAGTAACTGTAGTACCGCTTGGTGTTAAGTCTGTTGATGCTTCTTTAACTGAAACTATAGTTCCACCTTTAGCAGAACCACTAAGGTTTATATCAGGGTTAGTTGTAGGAAAACTTGTCTCATTTGCTATCGGTACAAAACCACCAACATCATCAACAAGGTCAATTATTCTGTCGTTAATAGCTGCGGTTGTAGCAATCGTAGTATCGTTGTCTGGAAATGTGTCACCATCTTTGATAGTGTCTCCAGTGCTTACATTGAAGTATCTAGCGTCTGATTCTGTTTCAGTAAAGTATCTACCGTCAAGAGCACCTTCTGCTATTTCACTCGCAGTTAATTTATTAGACTGTAATAGAGTTTTTATTTCTGCTGCGGTCTGATCGTCCTTAGCGTTTGTTTCTATGGTATCTAATTTAGTGCCATCAGCAGCTATATCTCTACCATCAACTGTTCCGCTTGTTGTAAAAGATCCTGTGCTTATAGTACCTGTAGTCACTATATTTTGAGATCCAAAGTCAGGAGAAATTTTAGTACCAGCTATAGCAGCACTTGCATTTACATCAGCGTTAACAATAGTCCCATCTAAAATTTTATCAGAGTTAACAGAACCATTAATTAACTCAGGTGTTCCTACAGAGTTGTTAGCTAATTTATTTTGAGTTACGGCTGAGTTTGCTAGATGCTCTTCATCAATAGACAAAGGTGCATAGTGCTCAGAATTTATAACATCATCTTGTATATTATCTCCATCAATACAGTCATTAGATAAGTGTTGATGGTCTATAGATCCATCTACGTAATGTTCAGAATCTATTTGATCGTCTGCTATTAGAGCATTAGTAATACCGTCAGGTTCTATATCGTAAGTTTGTATTAGCTGATCGTTATGTTCTTGTAATGATCTAAGAGCTTGTTTTGTATTATTGTTTAAGTCTGTAGCTTTAACTGCTGCACCGGCTGAGTAAGTTGCTTTACCCTCTACAGCGTTACCACCATTATTTAATATTTTTGTTTGGCGAACTATACGGATTCGATGACTAGAAGTTGGAGCTACATTATTTCCTGATGTATTCCATGTAACTGTACCACCTGTTGCAGTATAGTCTGGTATAGTGTAGTCATGTAAGTTAGATCCACCGTTAGTTTTTAAAACTTCATTGACATATACTTTTATCTCATCTTCTGAGAATGTGTCTATGCTAAAAGTTGTATTACCACCGTTACCGTTAGTTGCCCTATAAGAAAGTGTTGACATTTATTTAGGAATGTTAAGTATGTTTGCTGTTTGTCTACGCTTTTGTATTTGAGCATAGTCTCTCTTTTGTTGCTCTTTTATAAGCTCTAGTATATCTGATTGCTCTTTTATAGATGCCCAAGCTATTCTACGAGCTTTTTGGAACAGTCTATCAATAGCTCTATTATGCCAGTAGTCCCTAGCATCATAATCAGCTCGTCTACCAGATTTTATATCATTATACATTTCTTGCATAGAAGCAATAGCCTTTGGGTTTTTGGCTAACTTATCCAACTCACGCTCTAAGTTCTGCAAGCCTATAGCTCGTTGAAATGCAGATCTAATTCTTGGTGCGTCGGTAAGATTTGTACTGTCGGGTGCATAATATGTGGACAAACGTAAATCGTAGCCACTGTTAAATAAGAAGTTTCTACCGGGTGTTTGATCTAGACTAAGACTTACAGGGCTAACTGCATTGTATGCTCTGGTTAGAAAGTCCCAATCTTTTAACGGCTTACCATTTAGTAAGTCATACTTAATAGGTAGCTCGTTATCACCAGCTAGTTGTTCTGATATTAGGTTTCTGTTACGTATTGACTGTACAATACCTGAGTTTATCTCACGCATGTATGGTGTAAATAACTTACCTAGTTCGTTACGTAAACCAGCAAGAGGTACTTGGTTGTTAGCCAGCCCACTTACGATACGTCCAGCCTGTCCGGGTCTACCAGCAAATAAGTCAACAAAGGACTGTATACCAGCTAGATATGACTTACTTGTGATAGCCTGTGCTACTACAAGAGATATCTTACCTAATTCGTTTTCTGTCCACTCTTCACCCATTAGTTCGCTTGCATCGCCTACGTCAGCTATAGTAGACATGATAAGGTTAAATGGTTCAAACTGGTCATAGCCTACACGTACAGCTCCAAGCTTTATAGTTCTAGGCTCCCACTTACCATCTATCCACATCTGTCTTTTCTGCCTGTCAACTGGGCCATTACCATTTAGATCACCACGCATCCAAGCCTGTGTAGCCATAAACACTACAGCAGAACCCATTGCCAATCGGCCTGTTTGTAAAGCTCTAGCGTTAGCAAGTTCTTCTGGTGTAAATATACCATACTTAGATACACTACCTAAATCGTTAGGGTTTGCAAATGCTATGTCGTTAAACTCTTTGACTAAGAAGTTAAAACCGGGTGTATACTTACCAGTTAGTGCGAGTCCGTTGACACCAGTTCTAGCAAACAAAAAGAATGGTTTAGCTAGAGGTGCAGCAGTAAACACATCATTAAGACCTTTGGCAAAACCTGTAAGTTCTTGTGTCAGTGTTACTTCTTTACGTGCAAACTGTGTAGCTTCGTCTATGATGTTACCGTTAGCGTCAAAGACTTGTGAGTAAAAGTCATCTTCGTATGCCTTCATTAACTCTTTGTTAATTACTGGCAACTCGATACCATTACCTTGCATGTCCAGAACTCTACGCATAGCTTTCTCACGCATCTTTGCTCGTCCTAAGATATATCCAAAGGCATCGTCAGTTGCTGCCATCAGCTTAGTCGAGTATGTAAACAAGTTACTGTTATTAGCTTGTCTTGCTAGGTTAGCTAAACGAAACGCAGCAGTTTCTCCGGGTGTAGCTCTACCGCTGTCTTCTGCCCAACGGCGAAGTAACTCCCAGTTATCATCTCCACGTGTGTAGTCACTAAAACGTGTCTTGACCTGTCTTATATCACCTTTCCAGTATGAGTTTAGTTTTGATCTAAACAATGTAAAGGACTCAGGTATAGCTTCTATCATACCGTTAACAGCAGCAAGACTAGCTCTAAGTGTAGCTGCATCACCACTTAATGGGTATCTGAGTGCAGCACCTATAGCTGTAGACAAAGGACGTAAGAATGTTGCAGTTGATGTACCCATGATTGCTCGGACTGGTGTTTTAGGGCCAGATAGAACACTATGAGTCATAACACCTTCTAGTTCACGAATAAGAGCACCTGTTCTACTTACACCGTTAGGGTCTAACTTACCACCTTTTATAACTGTTCTAGCCCACTTATCAAAGTCGTCTAGAGTGTTAACATTCTCCATCATAGAAAATGCTTCAAACAAAGCGTTAAGTAGATTGTCGTCAGGGTCATCTTTTGCTATCTTAAGGATAGACATAATAGACTCTTTTGCATCTTCTGTACTTTGCTTTAGTACTTCATCTAAAGCCTGCTTCTTAGCTTTACCAGCACCTAATGCTCTAAAAGCGTCAGACTTAATAAACCTTGCTTTCTTTGTCTGGTATAACGCAGTCAGCATAGTATCTACAATCTGTTTAGCTGGGCCATCTATATCTTGTAAGTCTACTAAATCCGCTATTTCTCTACCAGCTGTGCCTAGATCTCGTAACTGTTTAAGTAGTGTACCAACAACAAGGTCAGCAACAACTACGTTCTTAGATGTCCAGTTTTCAAAGCCATCAATAACATCGTTAGTCTCAAATAATTCTTTGAGGTATTCTTGTGGTGACATATCAATAGGGTTTCTACCCTGTGTAATACGTTGATGTGCTTCGATAGCTTCTCTGTATGTAGCAGCTAGTTTCTTTCTGTCACCTTTTGCAGCTTCTAGTTCTTTTGCAAATTTATTTTCGCTCAACAAACCACGCAAGATTCTTTCGACCTGTGCGTCGTCTGTATCGCCTTTTAAGGCTATTCTTTCTCGTTCTACGGGTGTTGTAACAGAACCAGTTGAACCCTCCTCTGAGCCCCATTCAGTACGTGTCTTTGACAACTGCTCACGAGCTTTTTGTGGGTTTACTTCTGTTATGTGTGCTCCTTGATGTGGTTGAGATATAGGTGCATTTTTATCTGCTCTAAACTCTACCTCTCCTTCTCTTAGTTGTGCGACACCAGCTTGTACCGTTTGATCTTTTAGGCTTTTGTTTCTAGCTGTAATCTGATCTATAGCTTCCTTGCTGCCTTTTTTTAGTGTATAGGCAAGTCCATCAAATACTAGCCCTATACCCATACCCTCTACGATGTTTTTTATTTTCATCATAACAGGATGGTCAGTATCTTTTGTAGATAGAGGTGTATCTACCCAACCATATCTATCACGCAATGCACCTAAAGCGTTCTGCTCATCTGACTCTTTAGATATAAGATCAGACACAGCTCCTACAGCTGCACCTCTGACAAGGTTGCCTTTCATCAATGTCAAAAGACCGGCTGGTACAGACACTAGACCTGTAGCAGCTACTCCTTTGGCGGCTAACACTGTACCTACAGCTAGTGAACCAAAGTGGACTAGCCCTCTAAGTTGTTTACCCCACCATGTTTTGGTTTCGATGGGGTTATCGTATGCACCGAAAGGTGTAAAGTCAGGCGTATAGTCACCTGTCAAATCCCTTTGCCGTTGCATCTCTCCAGAAAACGCATCTATTGTACGCTCTGGAAATGTGGCAATAGAAGATGCTGTATCTTGTAGACCACCAGAAAGTATTGATTGACCTTCTTTTATGAGTGCCTTAGCACCCCATGTATCAGCATTACGAGGGTCGTACTGTATAGCATCAGCCTTAGCTGTTGCCGCTGCCTCTTCTTGTTCAGCAGCTTCTTTCCTCTCTTGCTCTTGTTGGTATTCTTCTGCAAGTCGTTCAGCTTCGTCGCCTAAGTAATCGACGTATTCTTCATCAACTTGGACATCAGAATATCTGTTTGAGTCCGTCATTTTTAGTTATATAGTGTTTTTGGATTAAAGGTTTGTTCTGCCTTTAGTCTTCTAGCTTCTTCGTCAGCCTTCTTCTTAGCTGCTTTTTCGTTACGTAGTTTTTCTGCTTCGGTTATAATAATTTCAGCTACATCAGCTTGCAAGTTTTGAAACTGATTATTTTTCATACCACGTAAATTAGGAAATATTTGTAGTACAGCTTCCTGTTCTTCTAAACTTAAATTAGTTAACCTATGCCAATCTTTAGCTTCTGTCTGTGCACCATTTATAGAATTAGATCTGTTAGCTCTGTTTCTAATAAGTGCTAGTACCATATAACTTTGATTGTCTTCAGTAAACTTAGCATCTCCCATGCCTGCAAATGCACCACTTTCTACAGCAGTAATAATCTCTTCACTTGTAAATCCATACCTACCAAAGTCTGTATATCCAGCCTTAGCTAAATTATAGACCTGTCCAATACTTCTGTTAGTGAGTCCACCCATTTTTGCCATTAGTGGACTGGTTGTATTTGGATTATAGAAATAATTATCTGACTGCTCTTGTGACTGAGTAAATGTTTCTGTACCGCCAAAAAACTTACGTCTTTTCATCTGACGTTCTTTAGCAAAACCATTAAGTAGTTTCTCAGCACTTTCTTGATTACCACTTATAAAGTTATAAGTCTTAGTTGGTGATGACTTATAGTTTATAGAGTTTATCTCGTCAGCTGTTAGATTGTAGTTTTTCTTGTAGTTTAACAAACCAGTCTTTTCATCCAGACCGCCAGTTGCAGCAAGCCTTTCCATACCATACTCTAATCCATTTAATAAAGTTCCGTCAGCTTGTGTAATCTTGACACCCTTGAGAACTTCGTCAAAGTATGTTGGACGTGGGCCACCAGACATTAAATAACGTTTAAGTTGTTGTAATGCAGACTTTTCGTGTACTGAATTGTAACCTTCATTACTAATTAAAGACTGGTCATTTGATAGTGCTTCACGATCATTCTGAATGTCTATTGCTTGAGTATCAACCTGAGCTTTATAAAAGTCCTCATACTTACCGTCTATAAGATCTTTTTCAATGTCTGGTAATAAGTCTTTTATAGCTTCTTGTATTGTTTTACTAGGAACTTGTTTTACAAGCTCTTGAGCTCTATATCTTAAGTCCCCCATAGCTGCTTGTATCTCTAGAGTTTGAGGATACGGTATTTTTGTTAATGACTCCTTACCTACTTCTGCACCTAAGTCTACTTTCATAGCTCTTTCAAGATCACCTCTTGCACCATCATAAGGTGACTTTTTACCAGCATCTGCATACTCACCAAAGGTAGAACCAGTTACTGTAGCTCTATTCATAGCATTAAGTAGCTTAGGTCTAAAAGCTTGATTTTTTAGTAATTGATTATCTCTTTGTTTAGCCATCAACTCGAAAACTACAGTAGATGGAGGTTCTCCGTCATACTGTTCAAAGACTGTATCAATCTCATCATCAAACGCAATCTCAGCAGCCTTTACATCTGCATCGGGATCTCCATTAAATGTTGTTTCAGCTCTTGTAAGAAGTCTTAGATTAGCTTCTTTACCTTTGAAGTTACTATTAGCGTATGTAGTTTTACCACCACCGTCTGACCGTTCATACTGGTATATATCTCTAAGATACTGTAAATGCCTTGGTGTAAGGGTATCTAGATTCTGTACAAAGGTTGCACTTCTTTGAAATAGATAATTAAGTGCTTCAATATCTTTATCAAAGTTTTTCTCTTCTTTAATAGTTTTGACGAGTAGATCAATGTCGGGCTGGACACCACCTGTACCATCAGGATTAGCGTCAGTAAGTGAGCCTAGAACATCTTTGATCTTTTCATCTACTCTTTCATTTCTTCTCTTATCCCAGTTACGTACTACACCACGTTCCCATTCTAGTAAATTGTTTTCTCTTCTAGATTTAAGTTCTGGATAGACTTTATCACGAAAAAACTTTCTAAACTGTCTGCTGTTTGGATCTATACCAAAAGCTTCAGCTTGTAAAACAAGTCTAGTTACAAGTAAACTATCTGCATAATCATGCAACTCGATAGCTTGCTGTGAGTCAGTAATATCAACCCATCCGTTCTCTAATAATATTTGTTTACGAGCACCAAAACTAGGTTTTAATTCTCTAAGTATCTGTTTTTGACTAACATCTTGTGGTGTTTCTTGATCTATGTTGAATAAAAAATCTTTAGCATACTTATCGTATTTAGCTTCTTTAAACAGTTTATTTTTAAACTTGGCGTTTTCATAGTCAAACTTATTCTCTGCATCTCGTACAATGTTACCTTGAGCTTCGTCAAGTGCACTTAATGCTTCTTGATTTAGCTCGTTTACAAGGTCAGCCTTTTTCTTAACTTCTAGTGCAGTTTTAAATTTTGTAGAAAACTGAGCAAGAGCCTGTAAGTTATCCATAAACTGTGTAGCTCTTGCTTTTTCTATCTCTACCATCTGGTCATAGAACCGTTTGGTATCTTCTTTATTTCTATCTATCTGGGCATTGACAGCCTCAGACATATCAGCATCTGTCTTTAGATAGTTGGTTTTACTGATGTCAGGTAATTGATCTCTCGGTGTACCAATTACGTTTCCGAATGATGATGTCATACGACCTCCATATTAACATCTATTTGTCTGTAGTCAACAGTTAGATAGTTTTGATCTATACCTACAGCCATAGGATTCTTTTGTAAAACGTCTTGAGCCATAGCTCCACGGAATCTTACGTCCCCACCTTTGTAGTTAAACTCATATATGTTGTAACCTTGTGGTGATGTACCAACATGTTGTATGTTTTCTTTTAGTTTTATATCACTAGCCATAGGCCCAAACATTTGACCAGCCGGAGCTGTAAATTGGAAGGGATTAGCAGCCGCACCACCACCAAGGCCACTAAATAAACCAGCACCTCCAAAACCACTGTATATGCTTGCAACACTGCTTGCTATCTGTAGAGCACCACCAAGCCTGTTAGTTGGAGGCATCATTACAGGTGCACCATATGAAGCTGGTACGCCTAGTGCTTCTCTTGCAGCACCTTGAGCAGCTATAAACTTACGTCTTGCACCTTCTTGGAAGTATGCCATATTTCTACGTAGAGTAGTATCAACTATACCATCAACTTCAGCCCGGGCAGCTAGTAGTGCTTGATAATCATTTCTACCAAAGGTTCTACTTCTACCACCTTCATTAACTTTTTGTTTTGCAAAGTACTTAGCAGCAGCTCTTTGAGTAGCCATTCTACCTTTTCCTTGTATGTTGAGAGCTTTAACGTAGGCATCAGCAAGATCCCTGCTGTAACCTATAACGTTTCTGTCTTGTGTTCTTTCGAGAGTCGTCTCTTTATTATAGAACTTAATACGTTCTTGCTCAAAGAGAGCATCCTTCTCCATTTTTCTTTGTCTAGCAGCGGCTCTAGCCCCTGCGTTAGCATCCATGCACACGGCAAAATTCAATAAATGTTATATTGTTTGGCCCATGTTTTAACTTACGTAAAAACTTAAAGCCTAGAAACTTTAGCAATCTAAGATGTGCTTTGTTTCGACTGTCAACTATATTCCAGAGGAGGGGCTCAGTACGGCTATCGACATACCGCTTGGCCTCTCTTGCAAATGTAATTGGGTATCGGTGTATATCAGGGGTGCAAAGCATCCATATATCACCTTGTTCTCCTACTCCGGCCATGCCAGCAGTCTTGCCGTCAGGCACTGTGAAATACACGTAGGAAGGGTTGTGGGTCATTAGAAATGGCAGAGACTTATGATCTATCCCGTGACCCTCTTCGACCTCTCTGAGGTCATCTGGACGGAGATTAGAGGCCACTTCCTGAGCAGCCTCCAATGTGATTGGGTGTATGTAATTAGACACGTCTATAAAATCTGGGTGAATAGTCAGCTTCCCAAGATAACGCATGAAGCGTAGCTGGGGTCGGATGAGTAGATTTAAGTGTAAGAGTTATATTTGTATTACGTTCGTATATTGGTACAGTCTTAATATATGTTTCTAGATACGGTGCTGAGTTAGTGCTGTACGCATCTAAAATACTAGATTCGTAATCTTCTTCATAGTTAGTCTTTCCGACTCGTTCTAGAACTGTTTTATATGTACCAATTTTACCGAAGTGTAGTTTAATTCTATGTAACACTAAAGATGAGTTTACATCAGACTGTACCTTACCTTCTCCACTACTCTTAAATGGATAGAACTTAGGAAACTTAACTTCGTAATCAAACAGGTAGCCTACATGTAGTGGATTACTAGAAGTTGCAGCTGACCAGTTCCCATCTAACGATAGTTGTTGATTACTTGTATTACTAAGGTTAACTGATGGCTGTTGAAATCTTGCAAGCCTTACATTGTTCGTACCAGCTTCAGTATCTATAACTGCTAACTTGTTAATTATTTCTGTTGCACCACCACCGACTTGGTTAAGCCAGTTTTGATTGCTAAACAGAGTCGAGTTTGTAGCTGGTTGATACTGACCTCCAAACAACGGTATAAAATTATCTAAATGAAGCACATAGTTAATTCCATCTTGTGTAATACTAAGATCTTCGGAAGATTCAACTAGCTGCATACTTTGCAGATAATGGTCATCATCTAAGATAAAGTACTCATCATCAATAATAAAATGATATATTAGTGGTTGATTAAACTTCCATTTAAACCAAGCAGCTTGCTGTCGTTTATCAGCAATATTAAGATATTTAAAACCAAATACTGTATCAGTGCCAGTTTTACCTAGTAATATCATGCCATTTTCTCGTGAGTTTGTTAGTAAGTCTATATCATTTGGTAGTAATGATGGTACAACTTTAGTAACTTCAACGATGTTAGGCTCTCCTTCTCTTGCAATATTAGCCATCTCATTTAGTCGACTAAATCTACCAGAGTTATCTACATAGGCAACTGTCGTACCTAGAGATATAGGAGGTATATCTATATTATAATTAAATGTAGCAATACTTTTAAGTTTTGCTGTATCAGGGTTGAGCACAGTGTCATCAGATGTTAGCAAAAACTGCTGGTTTGAACTAAATATAATTAGACCTGTATTAATTTCTATACCATCAAATAGTTCTGAAGGGAACATAGATGCAGCAGATATATCAATAGGGTCGCTAGCTGATGTTGTCAGTGCAGACTCTGCAAAAAAATCTGGGTTACCTAATGTACCCGGTCTGGACAGTATTACATTTTCTCCTGATAGAAGTGCTAATCTGTTACGAAAAAATAGTACTTTGTTGATTCTACCGATAAAATCGTCATTAGCATTTGTTTCTATAAACGATGGTAAAGGGTTAGTTTTCGGATCTCCAACTCGTCTATCTTGATAATCAAACTGTTTTACAGTAAATGTAGTTGAAGCTGTACGTTCAATGGCGATTGGCATGTTAAATAGTCTTTTAGCTATACCCGGTTTAGCACATTCAGACCAAGCTCCAGCACCATCTTTTTTATTCTGACCATCAAAACGTAAATAATAGTCATCTTCATCTGCCATTCGTGCGTTTCTAACCTGTACAATATAACCATTTTTACACTGGTTTGGTAGATTAGTAACATCGTTAACAGAGTCTTGCATAACTCGCATTAAGTCCTCTTCTACTATCTCCACGTTAAACGTGCTTGGACTGGATAAGTACATAACAGAACCTATAATCTGAACAGTTATAGGTGTACCACTTATTTGCTCAATAGCAGACTTCATACCAGCTAATATAGTATCTGAGGTAACAGTTGTGTCAGCATCAAACGGTGTAACAGCTGGACGTATAAGGCCTGTGTTAGCTCCACTATATTTGGCTGCTACTGTAGTTTCTTCGTGGTCAGTTACTTCTATCTCATAGACAGCTACACGAAAATCATCTTCGGGGTTGGTTTGTTTCGACCCACCACCTCCAAAACCTTGACCAGTCATAGCTACGTGTATTATGTCTCCAGTTTCCCAACCTTCTCCACCATGTAATAGTGTGACTTCTGGTTGATAGCTACAAACAAAATTAGATGTGCTGTTATTAGCGTTACCTTGCTGACCTAGTGTAGATATACGAAAAACTAAATTCTTTTTACTGTTGTCTGAAATTAGAGTACCACTAGAATTTGTAACTATACCCTTCTCAGCTCTACGCAAAATCTGATTATTATTACCAGCATTAGTTATATCTTGGGTGTTTGAAGTATTTTTTGCAGGGGCAAACTTAAGTTTAAATGTATTTGCATCAATCTTGCTAACATAACTATCACGGAACTCTTCCGTTACATCAAAACCATTACCAGTAGCGTTCATTCTAGTACCACCACCAGAGTGATACAACAGAACAGTATCAGTGTCAAATCCGTGATTTGTTTTAGTTATGATTTCAGTTGAAGTATTAACATTACTTGTTGTTATAACATCCCCACTGGTATCTGTAGATATGTCAAAAACTTCAGTACCTATACCATAACATTCGCCACTGCCAACATCCTCATTTAGTGTTTGACTTTTAATTCTAATTCTTGTAGCACGTTTAAGTGATATATTTCGACTAGCAGCATCTGTACCATTTGTAATGTTTAGTCCGTACTGTCTACCGTTCTCTGCTCTAATAAGTTCTATCAAAGCAAAATGCTTATCTACATCTAAATCTGTGATAGGTGTAACTAATACATTTCCAGAGTTCGTAGCACTAGATGTAGCAGTTACTGTAAATGTGCTGGTGCTTGGCACGGAAACTACTCTAAACTCGCCATTTACTGCACTACCAGATGTAAAGTTTAAGTTTACACTTTCATCTACTGTTAGTTGATGATCAACTTTTGTAACAGTTATTGTTGTACCAGACTGAGCATAAGTGCCAGAAAAGTTAGTTGTTATAGCAGTATTAGAATTAGTATTGTCACGATTTGAAACGAAAGTAGTATCATTAATTGTAAGTGTTTGTAGGTTTTCTGGAGAGTTAGTTGCGAGGTAAGCTTTGATAGCTGTCTCACCACCTGTTCCATAAACTGTACTCATACGCTCACCAGTCCTACAACTCCATACTCTTACATTACCATTAGAGTCTATCTGACCTATGTAAGATCCTTCTGTTTCATCTCTGTAATAATGAAACCATGAGCCACCAGACTGCACGTCGTGTAGCTTTCCTACAGCTGTTGTATGACTTCGATCGCTGTCACTGACTAAGGATGAGTCAATTCGTTTTAAGCCCGGTCTTTTAAATAGACCCTTGGTTATATCTGGTATAGCATTTACAGACTCTACCACCTGACCGGGAAATTTTAAGTTGTCAGGTTGCTCTGACATCCCAGCTGAGTAAGATGGGATTGTTTGTGTTATGCCTGCCATTATCGTCTAAGGTTTCTCCATGGTTGATAGGTTTGGTATGCGGTGTTGTCTTCAAATCCAAACATACTATGATCTCCTTGGTTACAGTCATATTCCATTAATGCTGCTCTAGCTTGTGTTTCCTGTACACCTAGTAGTCTAACTAACTGTGGATTAGCAACGAGTTGCGTAGCAGCTATTCTAGATGCTCTATATACTATATATCTTCTGAATACAACAGGTAGATCTTCAAACTGATATAATTTAACAACATCGAGATCTATGCTAGTTAGAGTTGAAAAATCGTCTGTATGTTTAATTTTGTCATACAACTTACCATTACGTCTAACAAAGTCATAAGTTCGACGGGCTTGATTGTCGTGTAAATCTATTGATAGTATGTCGTTGCCTATCAAAATATGTCCATCGCTATTAGGCTGAAATGGTACGTGTTTTTCTGTATTGAAGTGCCAGCCCTCCGACTGTGTATCAACGCTCGCATCACGTAGTAAATTATATATAAACGCTATTTCTGGGTTCTCTGATATCTGTGAAGTCAAAGAATTGTTACCTGTTGAGGTTGTTAAATTTGTTATTGGTGCTTGTCCGATAGCTCCCAGTATAGAGTTCACTGCGGATAGTTCGGTATCGGTGTCAATAGTTGTGGTAGCC